ACATTAATGGCTATTGATGAATCTACTACTATTAAAAATCCTCAGGCTAAAAGAACTAAAAATATTATCAAACTATCAGAAAGAGCTAAATATAGAAGAATAATGACAGGTTCTCCAGTTACTAAAAATCCATTAGATTTATTTAGCCAATGTTATTTTTTAGATCCTTTTCATTTAAATCACGAGTCTTATTACTCATTTCGAATGAGATATGCAGTTATGAAAACGGCTAATATTGCAGGTCGAAAAATTCAATTGGTATCTGGCTTTAGAAATTTAGGGGAGTTATCTGAAAAATTAAAACCTTTTTCCTACCGAGTTTTAAAAGAAGATTGCTTAGATCTTCCCGACAAAATTTATATGAAACGTCAAATTAACTTAAGTCCTGATCAACATAAATTGTATGAACAAATGAGAAAAGAAGCATTAGCTACTTTAAATGGTAAAAAAGTTACGACTGTCAATGCTCTTACTCAACTTATGAGATTACATCAGATTACATGTGGTCACTTTACATCTGATGATGGTGTTACTCAACCTATAAAAAATAATAGAATAGATGAATTAATGGATATATTAGAAGAGGTTGAAGGAAAAGCAATTATATGGGCTCACTATCAGTACGATATTACCACTATAATTAAAGAAGTTACGAAGGTCCATGGTCCGGGTTCCATTGTTGACTATTATGGGTTAACTCCACAAGATGAAAGACAACCTAATATAAAGAAATTTCAGTCCGACCCTAAGTGCCGGTTTCTTGTTGGAACGCCTTCTACGGGCGGCTATGGGATTACTTTGACGGCTGCAAACACCGTAATTTACTATTCTAATGGATATGACCTCGAAAAAAGATTACAGTCAGAAGACAGAGCACACAGAATCGGACAACAAAAGTCGGTAACGTACGTGGACATCCTGGCCGACGAGACAGTTGACGAGAAAATCGTAAAATCTCTAAGGAAAAAAATAAATATAGCGTCAGAAGTTTTAGGTGAAGAATTGAAATCATGGATTTAATAGGATATACGCGCGACGCGCGCTAAAATTTTAAGATACGACTTTTCCGCCGGACCATTTCATTTCGGGCAGTCCGTTTTCGTAAGTTTTCCCATCATATGTTAAAACTTGTTTTCTGTTCGCACCTTTTTCATTGTACGACACGTGGACCCAGCCACCCGCGGGATCATCTTTTTTGTAGAACTCGAGGATCAATTGATCGAAGTCACAATTGTTTTGAATCCAATAAGCTGTTTTAATATTTGGTACGCCTGCTATTTCGAAGTCGACCGCTTGCCCTTTAGCATGCTGACTCGTTTTTTTCGAGCCGATAGCTTCGCAAAGTGCTTCCGATCTGTAACCAGAGGTAATAGTAATGGGTTTATCAAAGTGCGCACGAACTGGTTCCAAAATTTCATAACATACGTTCTCCAAGTTTTTAATATCACCTGCTCCAGGTGAATTGTCAATGCCTTTTCTAGTTGCGGTCATTGACTTAGTCATTTCTTCTAATTTAAAATGTTTCGATAATTGCATGATTTTTTAGTGTAAGATTAAAGTAAATATAACATATCCCATACCAGTAATCAACGCTCCAGTCGATACTAATAAGATACTTTCTATGCGGTTTATTTGGCGTTCAAGCTTATGTATTTTATCATGAGTTTGCTTTTGCATAATCCTGCAAAGTTTCTCATGGTCTTCAATTTTTTGTAATGCGTTCTTTGCCATTAGGTTCTCCCCGCAATTATTTTTTCTGCCGGTGATAGTAATGCCTGTTCACTCCTTGTCAAGTTAGTAATGGGATCTTTTTGCTGTGTATTTTGAGCCATATTTACAACAGGCATAGGTGTATTGCCTAAAGGTGGTGTAGGTAATTTAGATCGGTCTCGTGCCGAAGGTTTAACAATAAAATCATCTATGTTTAAAATATAATCATTGTTTAAGAACTGAGCTTTAGATAATATTTTTTCCATGATAGCTAATATTTTACTGTTACCATCTAACGGGTTTGGTAAACCTTGTTCTCTTGCTTCTTCTAATGCTTTTTCATGAGCCCATTTCATATCAGAACTAAATGGTACAAATCTGTTCTTCATCATTTGTATATATAAATTTCCTTTACCTCTATCATAAAACTCTTTGTAAATTTTCTTAGGATTTTCTCCTAAAATAATTGCAGCATCTACTTTTCTTCGCAAAGCACTTAAAGAGTCTAATCTTTTCTTGTTAGCTTTCCAGTATTGTTCAAGAACAAAGTTTCTATCTGTTACAGGATCACCGGTAAACATATCTTCCGTAATTAATTTTCTTTGATTTCTTTCAGCTTCCACGAAGTCAGCAACTGCAAAGTTAATAACATCTAAAGGATAAATTTGAACGGGTCTTCCTCCAAAGAATCCCATCATCTCATTTGGTATATCATATTTTTTCCCTCTAATAGTTTGATCTGTTGCTGCTGCATACAATCTTTTTAATTGAGGATAAGATAATGGAGATGCCGTATAACCAAAATGCGTTACTCCTTTAATCCATTTATCAATTAGATCATCTTCAGGGTTCCATACTCTATTGCCATCTCTATCCACACCACCTCTAATAAATAAATCAGCTACCAATCCATAGTAAATAGATTCACCAATAAATGGTTCTATTAATCTATCTAATCCTCTTACCATTCCTTCCATCATGTCAGGAATTAATGCTTTTTCATTTTGTATTTCTGACTGTGAGATAACTGATTGAACTGGGTTGACTACGGTATCATAGAAAAATGCTCCACTAAAATCTACGTATTTATAATTTCCTTCTTCATCTCTTATAGGTATTAATGTTGAATCAACAGACCACGGCGCTACCATTTCTCTCATAGCTTGTAATTGTTCTCTTGTAATTCCATACAATCCCCTTGCTCCTTCAACTAACATAGTTGGTATAACTGCATAAGCTGTTCCTAATCCTATTAACCTTTCATATCCATTTCTTTTTAAAACCGGGTCTTTAATTTCTCTTAATCCTCTTTGTAAAATGTGAGCTGTTGTTCTCATAATTTCTGCTGGCCATGATACGAAATTTCCTAATGGTGATCTTCTAGTTGCTTTAACAAAGTCAGATACATAAGCGTAGTTTGGTAATGTATTTCTAACTGTTTGAGCTGCTGTTTTATACATCTCTATGTCACTAGGTATGTCGGCGTTGGTATATTTTTTTCCTGTTGCAGGATTTTTAATTCCTTTAGCCACTGCATTGTTCCATGCTCTTCGAAGCTTGTATGATTCGCCAAAAAAATTTGTCATTTTCCAAATATCGTCTTCAGCAATATACATATCCTGAGCCCACTCAGTAGTCTTAGCAATCTTTTTCATTTTATTACCAAACATTTTAAAAGCTCTATTAAAAAAGTCTCCACCTTTTTCAATGTCAGTAATTATTCCCATAACTTCTCTATAAGTAGCACTGGAGTTAACCATTCCTTCGTCTAGAAAAAATTGATACCATGCTTGATCAGCTGGCTGATTTAACCATTTAGGATTACCTGTAATTCTATACATAGTTTGTGGTTGAATAGATCTAAACGCTTGTGAAATAGCTTTAGCCATTTCTGTTGGTGGAATAAATATATTACCAGTTGCAATAGTTGTTACTGCTCCTGATGTAAAATTTCTTCCATGAGTGAAAGGACCTAGAACTGTTTTACCAAATTGAGTTAAACCTTTTGGTATTAAAAATAAATATCTGTACGCTAAACTTTTAGTAATACCACTTAAAGGAAGTTTGTCTCCAAACTTCATTGCTTTTTCTATAACATCATTAGTAAACATTCCATCTAATGGACTTGTGTAATATTCTTCTGCCAAATTAGCACTTAATTTTAAACCATTAGGAGATATATTAATATTTTTTAACCCAGGTTGATTCTTTGCACCTTTAAAAGCACTAATAGCTTGTAATCTATTAGGATAAAATAAACCTCTTTCTCCATTTTTAATTAGTTGATCGCTAGCTGTTTTCATAGCATTATAAAAATTATCTCTTGCTGCAATACCACCTAAATCTTCCATAGTATTTACAATAATTCTTTCCGCGTTTTGATTAGCACCAAATAATTTTTTAAATGCTTCAAGGTCAGATTTTTTTTGAATTAATCCTCCAGCTTTATCAGCTTTAAATTTTCCACCACTCGTTATATTTTCTGCTATATTTTTAAGTTGTGTAGCTTTATCTGCACCAATACTTTGAATAGGGTAGACAAATTCTGGAGTTCTAGTAAGTGGATTTAAAGAAACATTATCTGCAATATCATACACCGCATCTCTTGCATTGGCTTTACTTAAACTAACTCCATTTGCTCTAGCATATCTTACAAATACATCGGCAACTTCATCAACCATTTCATTAGTAATTTTATAACCACTAATTGGACCTACTCCTTTATCAGTTAAAATTTTATATTCCGTTGATAAAAAATTCTTAAATCTATCATTCATTATTTGATTAAATTCTGTAGGAGCTACGTTTAAATTTTTTCCTTGAAGTATAGAATTTTTAAATACATTCATTGTATCTCTGTATTTAGTTAAGTTAGCTAATAAAATATCAACGTCTTTTTGTTTTGCCCCTAATTTAATTAAAGATTGTGCAAATGCTCCTTCATTTTTAAAACCAGGAAAAACTATTTTTCCTTTTTTAATTACATCATCTGTACTTTTCATAAAATTAACAAGCATATCATTAATTAAATTTGGATTATCTACTGCTTGTGCAGATTTTCTTGTAGCTTGAAATATATTATTATAATCATAACTAATTCTTCTATTAAGTTCCTGAGCCATGTTTCGTGCTACAGCTTGCTTTCCTTCTAATCTTTGTACACCTCTAAATATTTCTCTAGGTCTATCGGATCGAGCTCTAAAAGGTTTCATCACCCATTTATCAGCCCAACGTTCTGCAGCTTTATTACTGTACGCTGCATCTTTTCCATACTTGGAAGCCCACTTTCCAAATTTACCTATGCCATAAAAGAAAGGTGAAATAGGAAATGCCATTTCTCCACCAAGCTTTAATCGATTTGTTAATTTTCTTATAGCATCATCAGAAGATGTTTCTTTTTGAGTTCTATCTAAAGCACTATAGTGACCTGGTTCAAATAACCAGTCGCCCCATGTTCCAATATCTTCTGTGTCAGCAACTAAAGCTCCAGTTACTCCTCCTCCAACTGCAATAGCTCCCCATTTTTTTGCTCTTTTTCCAAAGCTTAATTCTTTAGCTTTGTCTGCGGCGTTCTTTAAATTTCTATTATTAGAAGAAATGTAACGACCATTCTTTTTTGCATCAATTAATTTGTCTGCAATTTCTTTTCCTTTCCTTTTTAAAATTAAAGGATCATCTATAAATTTCATTAGAGGTTTACCAGCTGCTCGCCAGTTACCATACATTGATGTTAAAAATTCTGTTATTCTTCCCGCTCCTGTGGCTCTTGCTTTTTCTTCTGAGTATTTCATCATTTCACCTACAACAGTTTGATCAAACCATGCATCTAATTTAGCTACATTAGTTTGATCGATTGGCACATCATCTCCAATTGCATCTTTTATTTCTGCTGTAAGTTGAGCCCATCCATAAGGAATTTTAATTAATCCACTTAGAACAGCGTTGGATACCGAAGTTGATAAACTAACTTCATTATTATCTTCAGCACTTTCAATAAGTGTTTTATCAATAGATGCTTTTTTAAAACCTGGACTTCCTTCAGGTAATTCTTCTATATCTGTTTCTATTTGTTTTAATTTTTCTACTTTTTTATTATAAGCATCTATCTTATCTAAAGTAGTTTTAATGTTAGGATTAAAAAAATCTAGTGCATCAAATGCAGCATCTAGTTTTTTCTTTCTTTCTTCTGTTAAAAATTTGTCAGCCACTGGCTACCTCCTAATCTTGGAAGTCTGCTATGTCGACTTTTGTAAATGTTACACCGTCAGCCCCTAATCTATAAAAAGATTTATCCGATATATTAAAGTAAATCTTATTAGGTCTGTAACCTACGTTTTTTCCAATGTTATTTAGTGTCATATTTCCTATTTCATCTACATCAACGTACACAGAATCAATGTATGTAGTTTGAGTGTCGAATTGATCGTATAATCTTTCTGGATAATGACCATGAATAACTTTAGCTTCGTGTTCAGCTAACGTTCTAGCACCTAAATTATTTCCTCTAAAGTTTGGATCTTGTAAATTTTTATTAAATAACGTGTCAACTGTTTCATTAAACATTGCTTCATCCGTTTTTAAACTTTCTTTACTCATTAAGGATTTTCTAATTAAAACATCGTACGCTTCATTTTGATCTTTAAAAGGTTGTTGAGTGAAAGGATTCGTAGCACCTCTTTCAAACATGTATGTAGCTTCTTCCCATAATTTATTTTTATCATCATCACTAATTCCTTGAAGTAAGCTAGCTACAGTTGATCTACGCTCTGAAGCTGCTTTGTCTAAAGAAGCGCCTTCATACATTTTTTGTTGTTGAAATTGTGCAAAAGGTCCTTTAGCTGCAGATGCGGCTGTAGATAATAAACCTCCTTGTGGTGACAGACTTGCAAGATTTAATCCTGTATTAATTAAAAAATCATTAAATGCTCTGCTTGCACGTGGTTCAGGAGCTGGTGCTAATTGATTTAACAAAGCTAAATCAGATTGTACTCTACCTAATTTAGACATGTCCCATTGTTGGACTAAATTATTTTCATTAGTTGCATACCCTTGTCTAGGAGCTAGGCCTGAAGTAATACCTTCACCGGCACTACCGCCTTTTCTAAACATCGGTCTATGCATTACTCTTTTCATTATCTTTGCTTACCCCATCTATAATCAGCCAAGTTTCCTAAAACTCCACTACCTACAGAAGCTATTCCTAACGCAGTTTGCAACGGTGTTGGGTTAGGTGTAACTTGAGATTGGAATTGAGCAGGATAGCCAGCTAACATAGAACCAAGTCCAGATCCTAGATAACCTAGTCTTTCATAAGGTTCGTAAGCTTTTAATCTTGCTTGTTCTCTTTCAGCATCAAGGACAGCTTGCGCTTGAGCTTGTTGAGTCGCGCCCGCTGACCCTAAACTTGCTACATCTCCTTGCTGTAATTGTGGTAACATTCCAGCCATTTGCATTTGGTTCATGTATGCTTGCTGAGCTGCTTGTTGTGCTTGACCAAAACCTTGTTGTAATAATCCTGATTGTAATAAAGCCCTGTTTAAATCTGATTGTGTTTGATACTCTGATCGCATCACACCTTCTCTTCCACCACCTAAGTTTCCTGATCGCGTTGCAAGATCAGCTATGCCTTGAATTCCTCTAGCAGCTTGCTTGTCATATTCTGTTAAAGTTGCATCAATTACATCTTGTTGATAAGGCGACATAAAATCTGAGTAAGCAGATGGTCCTGTGTAAGCTGCAGCTTGTGTAATGTAAGGTTGGTATGCTCCAATCCCTTGTCCTTGAGTCGTGGCTCTTGTGTAAGCATCTAATTGAGCTTGATCTTGTGGTGCTACTTTAGGAGCAAACGCACCAGTTTCTAAAGGAGCTGCTCCTACTGCTCCTAGTCTTTTTGCATAATCTTTTGTTACGTCCGTTAAAAACGGCGCTGGTAAAAGTTGTGATTGTTGTACAGCCATTATTTTTTTCCTTTTCTGTAAGGATTAAAAGTCCACACCTCTTCCATCTTATGAGATGTTTCTCCTTTTTTCTTACCAAGAACTCTATATTTAGGTCCTTTGTATCCTAATTTTTTCATTGATTTATGACGCTTATCTGTATCAGCCATATGCTTGGCAGTTTTCTTACCAAACTTTTTAATAATTGCTCCCATTCCTTTGGTTATTAATGTCATACTACCTCGCTTAATCTTTCCGAAACTTCAAACATATCTGAAGCTCCTTGTCTTCTATTAGTTAATCCTTGAGACTCTTCGGATATTCTACCACCTTCTTCTAAATTTTTCATTACTCTTTCCATGATCTCTGCTCCTTTGTCGATGTCTCCACCGCCTGCACCTCTAACAGCATCAGCTGTCATTACGAATTCATTTACACTTAATCTTGCTGGAACGTCATCAGCTTTTTCTTCAGCTCCTAAGTCAACAAAGCCACCAGTATTTCTATAATCTTTTTCCATACCACCAAGGTCCATGATCCCTCCTTCTTGAGCTTTGATTCTTCCGCCTTGAGCTCCAGCCCATCCTTGATCTATTTGTTTAACTCCTTCTATCCAGTCTCCACTTTTAAAATAATTTTCAAAACTTCCATAAGCAGATTGAGTTTGTTTATCTAATCTCATCCACATTTCACCTGCGATATCTCTATCTTCTCCACCAGTGACAGCACTAGCCATTCTAACTCCTCCAGCATCTTTATACCCAATTCTTCCGCCTTGAGCTGCATACATTTGACCTACGTCTCCTTGACGATATAAGTCTGCTAGTTTCATTACTTCTGTTATACCACCTAGTCTATCTTGCATCGCAGTTTTTCTAGCATCTTCTAATGAGTTCTTTGATGGAATAGATTGACCACCTGAGTAGTATCCAATTCTTCCGCCGTTAGCTGCATAAACATTTACATCTTCAACAAGGTCTAATCCATATTTTAAATTAACACGTTTAATTTCTTCTACATCTCCAGAACTCACAGCAGCTTTTACTTCAGCTATCATGTCATCATAATTAAAATCAAATTTTAAATCATCCATTCCTGCTATGTCACCAAGACTTTCTTGTTTACCCATTCCCATTCCTGTGAATGGAACTGCCATAAGTGCTGCTAGTGCACCTTTTCCTGTTGGCATCATAGAACCTGCAGTTTTTGTTAGACCCCATTTATTTAAAATTCCTGGCATTCCTGGTCCCTGAAATCCTTTAGGAAGAGCTTTACCAAATAGCCCTGCTTTAACAGCACTTGGTGCTAACCATTTACCAGACATCCAAGGATGTGTTCCTGCTAGACCTCCAGCTAAATTTCCTAATCCAGCCGTACCTGCATAAAGTAACGCAGCTTTTCCAATTGGACTCTTAGCTATTTTTTTAATTGGTCTTGTAATTTTTCTAACTATACTTCCTAAACCATATTCAGCTCTTCCACCTTCAGCCGAACCTTGTCTTTGTCGGTCTAGCATTAATTTTATAAGTCTATCAGCTTCATTAGAAGCAGCCCCAAAATCTAATCCTTGTTGCATTAGTTTTTCTATTAATTTCATTCTATATTGTGGGCTAGAATAGTCTTGTCCCACCATTTGTTGTTCTTCTTGTGGAGATTGAGGTCCTTCATTACCTCTATATTTGATAGAAGGAGCTCCTGTTTGTAGTTCTTCTGAAATCTGTAAATCTGTTATTGCCATAATTTTGTCTAATTTAACGTTAAAGGCAGGCGTATAATTCCTGAGCATATACTTTACTATGTTTTTAACAACATAGCAAGGTCTGGCATGATTACTTTTACATCTCTTCGGATGTCTTTTTCATCAATTCCTTTAGCTTTCCACTCCTCTTCAGTCTTGTATATCTCTCCTGTTTTAAGGTTTGAGATAGTAGTAATTATTTCCTTAGGTTCAAAAACAGGTAATTCTTTACCGTCTACCGTAGTTGTTTTCATTATGATACAATCTCCTTATTAATGTTTAGATAGCTAATAGCCACGTCAAAAGAATCAGAACTACTTGATTGGACAGTTAAGCTATTTCCTCCTTCAACTACCATTGGCATCGTCAATAATTCTGTCGTTACATTAGCTGTTAAGGCAGCTGATTTAATAGCGGTAATAGAATTGTTTACAACAGTTACCGTTGGAGTTCCTGCTGATGTTACCTTAATAGATTTAATTATATATGTTTCTGTATTAGTAGGATTACCAGATCCAAACATAGTTAATGCAGATCCAGTGGTATTATCATCTACTCCGTAAAATTTATATTGATTAACAACAGCCATTATTCCATGAAGAAAGCTTTAGCTTCTATCTCCTGTTTTAAATCTTGTTGAAAAGTAGTGTTTAGTTTTTCCAACACGGCGTCTAAATCTCTTACTAAAGATTGAGCTACGTCTTCTCTATATTCAGGGCTTGCTCTCGTTAATGTTTGTACTATCTTTGCCATTATCCTGTTTCCTGTCCCGTGTTTCCAAACACAGCGTCAAAAGTTTCTTCTGTCATTTGAGTACTATATGGAGAATCTCGATAAGTGTTACCATATTCATCTACAGTTTCCATAGATATTTCATCTACAAATGGAGATTGCAGAATTATATTGTCTTCCATAGGAATAGTTCTTATTCCACTACCTCTTCCTTGATCTATAAACACATCACTCATTTGTCTCGGTCTAAGATTACTTATATAATCTTGTAAATAAGGAGTATCTCTAAAGTTTTGAAAACCTTGTGACAGAATTCCTAAAAAAGGATTTACTGCTCCCATAATACCACTTAATATATTTCCTCCATATTGAGATAATCTTGATTGAAATTGTCCAGTCGGTGTTACAGGTCTATAACCTTGATTAAATACATTATCTAAAAATGAACCTGTGTATTTTTGTGCAGGACCAAATTGTGTAGATCCCATATAATCTTTTTGTGGATTTAAATTTTCTTTAGTAAAGGAAGTAAATTGATTATTATTTCCGTCACCACTTCTTTGAACACCTCCTGTATCACCATAACCTCTATCGGCTCTTTCTTGCGCTCTATCTGGAGCACCCATATCGGCACCACCCCCTTGAAAAGGTATTCTCATTATTCCACCGTCAGCTTTTTGAATTTTGCTTCCATAAGTTTCAGTCCAGTCTCTTGCGATCTCTGGTTCATTAGCCCATAGGTATCTTCTTTGTTTCTCAGATTTAAAAGGCATTATCTTCTTCCTCCTGCATGTACATCTAACCTAAAAGTTCCCAATTTCCAATTAGAATCTACCGCTGTGTTTGCTATCTTAAATGCAACAGATCTACCTCGGGCTCTACAAGATTGATACTTAGTAGAAGATGTAATGGTAAAAGGTCCTAACGTTGAACTAGCTGCGGTTTCATTAGGAAAATCTCGCAAATTTAGTGTAACAATAGTATTACCTGCTTGGGTTATAAAGTCAGGTAAAAATCTACTAACTCTCATTATATATTCCCCATCTCCTCTAAACGTAATTCCTTGTCTTTGATCTTGAGTAATATCAAAATCTCCAGATAATATGTTAGCCGGTATAGCACTTGTTGTTCCAATTTTAATTTGATTAGTTCCTGTTTCATGTTCATAGTAATAAGTAACGCCTTCAGTATTTCCTGTAACATCAAAGGATGAATCTGTATCTGCATCGAAATAAGTTGCATGCGGCTTACCAAAAATAGCTGAATCCTGCCAAGTAGTTCTAGGCCATAATGAGTTTGCATTAGTGTACCATATAGGTCTATTAACCGTTGAATCTAAATAACTATAAAAAACACATCTATTATTTACATTAGAATCTGAAGTTGGATAGAACCATAATACTTCTCCAAATAAGTTATTAACTCCACAACATATCATTTGATTAGAAGTAGTATTAATATCATCATAAACATAGTCTTCTACCAAACAATCTAAAGATTCTAGTTTACCAGTAAATCTAAAGAAACCATTTTCCGACATCCAGTAAGCAGCTCCATCAACTTCAACCGCTGCATTCATTCCTATTAATCCACAGTTCGTTCCTACTTGTTCGAATGCGAAAGTAAAAGGTTGGCCTACAAAACGCATGGTAAATAATGAGGTATCTGTCCATACGTAAATTGCATTTCTTCCAAGCTCAGCTCCCATGATCCGTGATCCGGCAGCCAGTCTTTGTGTACCAGCGGTATTAGTTGAAGTGGGTGTCCAAGTAGATAATGTTTCTTGAGACGAGAATCTTATAAACATATCATCTTGTGTATCGGTATCTCCAATCGTTGTTTCAGTTCCAAATAAAACTAAGTGACGATCGGGTGTAGAAACTAACATATCTCGAGATGCTGTAGGTGCACCCGATATAATAGTTGCTCTAGTTGCTGTTGCGTTTGTAGCATCAGCATCCCATTCAAATACTGAGCCATTAACAATTAATGCAATAAGTTTAGAACCATAATTATCTAGAGCCCAAAGTCCTGGTTCTGCAACTTTATCCGTTGTTGCTGCAGCTTGACCCCATGCAGCATAATCACTGGTATTAGTTACGGTTGCACCATCAGAGTGAGATGCATTAGAGGTTCCTCTAACATTTCTAGTAATCCCAGTTAAATCATTTCCAGAAACTCCAGTGTAAGAAATTTCTTCACTTCCTACTTGAATATAATTTGTCCCTGTTGTGGGAAATCCTGTAGTACTCGTTAATGTAATAGAAGTTCCTGATCCTCCAGTTCCATATGCGTTAGCGGACAAAGCTCCATTTAAAGTTGTTGTTTGTGGATTAGTTACAGTACCACCAAACTGAGATATACCCCAGCCATAGACTCCCACCTGTTCAGCGGGTCCCACGTGGTAATATCTATAATAAGTAATTCCTCCTGATTCACTAGCTCCTGAACCACCTTCCGTATCATCCATTGTTATGGTTAAAGTAGTGGTAGTAGGAACAGTAGTAACCATAAATTTTTTATCACAAAAATCAGATGCGCCAAAATTTGAATTAGTAATAGATGAAAAAGTAGAAGTTGCTCCAAATAGTATAATATCTCCGGCTTTAAAATTATGAGCACTAGCAAAAGTTAAAGTTACAGTTTTTGATCCATTTGTTGTACTAAAAGCATTTGTAATAGCAGTTCCAGATGGATTAGTTAAAGGATGAATATCATAATAAACTCCTCCAGAATAAACATATAAAATTCTATTGGTTCCAATAGCTGCATATTTAATTCCTTCTTTATTAACCATGTGATGAAGGTCTCTAGCAGCGCCCGTCAACTTCTTATCTCCTAAAGATTGCCAACCACCTATCTTTTCAGGGGTTCCATATCTAAAACGAACATTTTCTCCCCCGGTCCATTGTGCTTCGGCTCCTGTGGGGGTAATTTGTTTATTAAAACCAGGTAAAAACCCTATTTTTTGTAGCATAAAAATCCTTAAGTTTGGTGGTGTCTATTATATCAAGAATTTAGGTGTTTAAAAGAGTTTTTATTGTCGGTTATTTCTGTATTAGGGTTAATACTTCTAGAGATTTTCTTCAATATATCTGAATAAAGACTAACGTTTTTTTCATATTCAGCGCTTTCACATATTACTACTTTATAAATATTTTTAAAATCTACCTCTTCAATCTTATTTCTAATTTGAAGAGTGTCTAAATTTCTAATCCAATCGGTAATATGATCAGGAATAAAAACAGAATTATAGTTTTTTATCCATACATAACCTTTAAGTTTTTTATGAATAGCTGCCCCTAATACCCAATTCCCCTCCCTTAACATATTGTCTAAAGCTTGCCTTATAGAAAGATTATCATAACCAAAATCATGGTGATGATCTATGTTGATTATAAATTCTTCTTCATTAATATGGTTGTATATTTCATGATGAGACTTAATAAAAATAGTAGGAATCTTATTTTTAAAAAGTTCCATACATAAAGATAGGATATCATTAAATTGTCTAGGATTTTGAATCCAATCTAAATCAATTGTTAGTAGTTTTCTCTGAGCCATAAAAATTTATATTAAATGATAAAGATATTCGTGAGTCATCACTATTACTTTGAGTTACATAATGATGAAGATAAGAAGGAAAAAGCAGTAGTAAACCAGCAAAAGGAGTTATGGTATATTCAGAATTTTGTAAAGAACACTCCAAAGGTGGAGTAGACCATATATTTTTTAAATCCTTATAGCCATCTATAAATACTATATTCCCAGAATTTTTAGGAACCTTACAATAATAAACCCCAGATAAATGAGTGTCCGGATGCATATGAGTCATATTATAATTATATTTATAGTTTTCATTAATCCAATAATTTTTTATTTGCCATTTTATAATATTATGTTGAATACTAGCTCCTTCAAAGTAATCCGGTAAACATGTAGTAAAATTTTCTAATAACCGTTTTTCAATTTTTGTTTCATTAGGATGAATCTGTTTCCCTCCAATATTAGATTTATTAATATTTGTATATTTAGGATTTTTTAAAGTTTCTAAAATTAACTTATCTAGCTCTTTATCATTAAGCCTGTTTCTATAAATAGATGTTTTAAATATATCAATGATCATTGTTGTTCTCTTAAAATAAGAGCCATATTCTGCCGGTATAAACCTTCAGTAGGTCCTATGCCTTGATGTAAAATATTACTTTTAAATAATAAACCTTCATTAAAATTATTTTTATAAAATTTATTATTAACTTGAGTGCCGCCATCACCATCCGTAAGATTAAGAATAAAAGTATAAGCATTATCTTCCTTAGCATCATAATGAAGTTGTCCCACTGTACCTTTTGTTAAGTAATTAAATAGAACTCTTTCTAGATTAAAAATCTTTTTTTCTTCATTTTTAATTTTAATTAAAGCCATTCCAGCAAAAAAATTCAAATTTAAATTAGAGTGAGGGTCCTGGGGAAAACTTTGATGAATAAATCCTTGATAAGATGTAGGGGTTAATCTAGGTACAGATTTATCAATGTCTTGAGCCAACGGAGTCGGATCTATGACAAACGGAGTTTTTTCTAAATATTTAAGAATAATCTCGTAAATATAAGAAGGAAAAAAATCTTTATATATCTTCATTATTTATAAACAGTTTTGCAGCTAAAGTTATTCTTGGAGTATCTTTATCTGGTGCATGTCCTTTATGCTCTTTAGCGGCATCAAAGAGAATAAATCTATTAGGAACAAAATCGACTATAGTTTCATTTTTTATTTCAAAGGGTCCAGATCCTCGAATCATCAGAAGAGCTGTACAATTAACTGGTTCTGTAGGATCCGTATCTATGTGCCAATCTCCATCCATTTCTTTATGTTGTATATTTAAATACATACGAAATACTTCAAAATTTTTCTTAACAACGTTTGAAATTAATTTTAAAAAATAATGTTGCATAATATCTTCTTTATCTAAAAGACTAAAATAAAAATTAACTTTATTAGGATCACTTGAATAACCCATAAACTTATGTGGAGTTTTATAAGTATAAAAATATTGTAAAGTTTTAAAAAGATCTTCATCTTTTATAAAATTATCAATAACTTTAGTTTCTATTCCCATGTCTTTATTTCACTACAATTAAAAGCAATAGCGTATTTAGAATCATAAGGATTCTTTTCTTCATTTCCATGATGAATATAACCTGACCATACAATAAATTTTCCTACTCTCGGTTTAGTCTGGACATTTATATCCTTAAAAATTATTGGAAGGTCAGTATCCGATAAATATAAAATACCAGCTAACCAATTCGGATCATGATCGTGAAATGCAGTCCATTGTTTTTTATCGACTCTGACCCCCCACGCTTCTTTAAGACCTACGTGTAATCGTATTCCTTGATTATTGAAAGTATCAAATGCTATCTTTAAATATTTTTGAAAAACTTCATCTCTTGAAAAAAATAACCAGGGAGTCATATTACCTTTAACATTCGTAACTCCACTCATGTTTCCTTTTTCTTTAATACCTTTATCAATTTTAGATTTAAGATATTGCAAATCTTTTTTATCTATATCTAAAGTCAACTGATAATAAAAAACGTCGCGAGGAATCGTTCTTTCAATTTGTTTTTCTATTTCAATCATCTTTCCAATGCATAGTTCCCATATAAAAAATATATTTTCCAACCTTCCAACTATAATAATGAGATGTTCTTTCTATATAATCAAAATTCTTTTTTATTTTTCTAGGTACAAATTTTTTTTCTTCACTTGCGGGAGTAGCATCTTCAGCTAATGTAGCATTTTTTATATTCCATGCTATTCTGACGAATTCATCTCCCATTACCTTAGCTACCTTGGGTGAAATATTAATAACTCCTTTCTTGTTAATAGCTATTTTATCTATATCATTAAAATATATATTAACACCTCCATCTTCTTTTTGTACAAATTGCATTTTATCCTCCTTGTGTTTGTTGCTTTGTTCCAAATAACATTCTCTTATCAGCTCGCCATTCTGCATTAGGACCATGTTGATCTACATAATGTAAAAAAGCTTGAGCTTGAAAATCTCCTTTAAATTCTTCTCTCCAATGTTTAAGTTCACATCCTAAATAAATCGCTGCATCTCCTGGTTCCATATCTATTCTGGTACCATCTATATAAATGGGCCAATCTATTTTTTCTTTATCTATACAAACAGTGACAGATATTTCACAAGACTGTCGATCATCATGCTCTTTTAAAATAGCCCCATAAGTATACATTCTCCAATAAGCATAAGTAGGAAACAATTTTAATCCTGTTAATTTCTCCATTTTTTTATGCTTAGATAATAATAAAGCTTCCATGGCAGGATCCCCATAATAACTGCTATCAGTAGACTGAGTATCTGTCATGTTCTTGTTAGGAGAATATATCCTATGTTTTATATCACAATAAATTTTTAATAAATTTATCTCTTGCTTAGATAAAAAGTTTTTTATTTTTTTATATTTAAATTTTCTTATATCATCCATGCAACCACCGAATATCTTGTTCCTTCTGTAACTGGAGAAACTTTATGAGGAAACATAAAGTTGCTAGGCCATATAATTAATCTATTAGCTTTTACTTCAACCATAAATTCTTCTTTTTGAGTTTTAGCATCCGTAAATAATAGATTTCCTCCTTTATAATCATTATTTAATAAGTAGATTAAACTTAAAGTTCTATGTTCACTAGGAGCGTGATCTGTGTGATACTTATAATGATCATTTTTTTCATATTTTAAAATACTCATATAATTTATAAATTGATATTGAGGAGGATGAATGAAATTGGAACAATATAAACTAGATTTTTTAAGAAAATTTTGAAATAAATAATTAGTCCATTTTACATTAGTCTTTGAATTGCTATGAAAAAAAAGCGCATGTTCATTAACACTTCTACTTTTTTCATTTAAAACACTCTTTCCGTCGTGAGTTAAAACAGTAGCTTTAGTAAACTCAATAGTATTAATCCATTTTATAAAAATAGAAAGCATTGGATAAGGAATTACTTCATCATAAATTTTTATATAATCTTCTATTTCCATGTCTTTTTATTCCAATATTTAAGTTTATAGTTGTGTAAAAAGCGGGTGTTTAATAAAAAATCCGTCCAAAACTTTTCTTTAATATTTCTACTTTTAATTTTCATTTTCCAATTTTCTCTTTTAAAAGGGATAACTTGTACATAGGGAGTTCCTTTAGGTATAATCTCATTTAAAGTTTTATATTTATCTCCATTTACAATATAAGGAAAATTAATTTCTAACTCATAAGTATCCGTATCCACAATACCAGCAATTATATGAAACTTATCATTTTTATCATTATTCAAAGGAGAAACAAATAAACATGAATAACCAGGAGGAGTTTTAATATGCCATGGATTTACTATCTTCATGACTTTAGGCATATTATTATTTTTTTCAAGTAAAGGAGATCCTTCTAATTGACTTCTTTCCTGAGACTCTTCTCCTCTTAAATTAATATTAATCTCATTAGTAGGCACGGAATTAGATAAGGCAGCCCGTTGTCCATACGCATTTTGTATTATTTCTTTTTCTCCTTTTTCATTTATTCTTTCCATTTTAAAATTAGATCTCAAATGAAGATCCTGGGGAAGCTTTAATATATATCCTGCAGTCAAAGTGTCTAAAAAAGGAAGGCAACCTTTGACGGTGCGTTGTGTAGCTTTATGTTTTAATTTTTTAAACCATTCAGGAATATTAAAGGAAGCAGGTATAGGATAAACATCTTTTTCTCTTTTGATATATTCTGGATGACATGCAAATTCTATAGTATTATTAAGCATTATTACTTTCCTTATTAAGGAAATATAAACTATATACTTAAAATGTCAATTAAATTTCAAACATAGGATCCCAGTATTTATTACTGTTAACAGACATTACATATTGTCTGAAAGATGTATTAGGGTCAATAGTGAGAGAAGAAATGTCAATTGTATTTAAAAATGCTAAATATTCTTGTAATTCAGCATATTCCACATGAGAATCACTTAGAGATTTTATGTTTGATATAGATTGGTCTAATTTTGAATTATACATTTCTGCATCATTTGTACCATTAAAGTCTGGATTAGTCGCTACAGTTATAGCGCCTCCTGAAGAAGAAAATATATGAGTGTCATTAAAAACTTTTTCTATATCTGATGAAGATAATTCTTGAAGTTGTTCATCGGTCCCTACTGCAAATGCTTCTCTTTTAGTTTTATCTGCGTCTGTTAAAAACGCTCCAGTTACACTTTTTGCATCAGCAGGATCTTTTACAATAACGTATCCCATTAGAATCCATCCGCTCCTGCATCTTCCCAGATGCAAACAACACCCTGTCCACCAGCTTGCCCTGTAGTTGAAGGACTACCACCTTGTCCATAGGTATTACCGCTCGGAGTTCCGACCATGTTTAACCATGTTGCTTGTGTTAATTCGTTTCCTTGTCCTACTGGAGATGGGTCATTATATGCCACTGTATTTGAAGGTGCATTAGTAGTCCAGTTTCCAGCATTACCCGAACCGCCACCACCAGGATTACATCCTCTATTAGCACCATTGGCTGTTACAATTGCTGGTTGTCCAAAATTAGTTGCTTGGCCATCTCCACCACATTGAGCAGTTCCTTGCATTCTACCGCCACCGTTACCACCGCTACCAGCGGAAAAATACCAGCTTGTTGGAGAAGGTGCTGGAGAAAAATATGTACCGTAAGTCATACTTCCACCGGATCCCGATCCCGGGCCCCCCTGTCCAGATCCGCCACCGCCGCCGCCAGAGATAAAAACAAGTGCTTTTGTTGAATTAGATTTAGCTGTGTAAGTTCCTGATTGACCGCCTACTGCTTTGAGTGTAGTTCTAAACATTGCGGCTCCAGCTCCACTAGAAGCTGAATAAACTCTTCCTGATGAGTCAACGGATAAACTTGTTGATGTAAAAGCTCCTGTTGAAGGTTTAATTATTCTAGGCATTTTTTATTCTTTCCTCCCTATTAATTTTAATCAGCCATTTCTACATAAGAAACATGCCATGCTAAATCGCTGGCTGTTCCTGCTGTAACGGCTAATAAATCGGTTTCATCTAACCATAAAGGTCCAGTTGCATCTAAAAAACTTAAAGTAGAATCTGCGGGTACAGAAATAGTACTTCCAATTTTGTAGTATGTACTTCCATTGTCATTACTTACTTCGATTGTTACATCGCATGCATTTGTTCCATCTACGTTAGCGATTAAAATTGTATCTATTTTAGCAGCGTACTCTGCAGTAACGTCTACCATTGTAGTTCTGTTTGTATCGCCAAGATTACCCATAGCGTTCTTAGGTGTTATCGTTCCGACTGATACTAAATTTGGTGTTGCCATAAATTAATTCCTATACATTATTACTAGAAAATCATCGCCATTGCAATAGATTTTCCTATTGATATACCAAAAGTTGAGGTAGCTGTCCACTGCATAGTTCCTGAACTATCGGACGTTGTTAAAGCATAATCTGATCCACTCGCTACTGCCGCAGGGAAAGTTATGGTATATGATCCACTTACTGTAGATGGGGCATCTAAGCCCACATAAGCTGAAGTATCAGCGTCTCCTAATTTTAATGCATTAGCATTAGCTAATGTAATTTCTGAAGATGTAGCGAATACATCGACAATATCAGGATTAGTTCCATCATTAGCAGTGGCATAAATAATTTTAGTTCCTTTGTCTGTAGCAGACCATTGTACCGTGGATCCTGAACCTGAAACATATTTAAATGTGACTGTGTATGCACCTGATGAGTTATTTTTTATAATATAAAAATCTTGAACATCTATAGGAATTGTTACCGTAGTAGCTTCACCAATTGTTCCTGTAAATTCTATAATTCTGTGTGCAAGAGTTGCACCAGTTGATCCGTCTGAAACAGATAATGTAGTAGGAGTTGATGCTATAGATTGTGTTGTATAACCACCAGCTACTTGTTCTATAATTTCTAAGTTTGTGTTGGTTTTTGTTCCCCATGTACCAGCGTTTTCGCCGGTTGCCATTTTTTCAATACCTAAAGGTGTATATGTAGAAGCCATAATTTATCTCCTGCTTAATTCTTCATTTTTATTTTGTTTTATACATAATGTCAACATTATAAATATAACTTATTTTATGGGGTTCTTTTACTCCAACTTCCACCTTGTGTAGCTGTTCTTTCACTCCAACTTCCACCTTGAGAAGGTGTAACTTTATTCCACGCTATTGGACCAGATACTTGCCCTACACTTGATGTTGCTGAAAGTCCTGTTAAACCTACAAGCATTTCTGTAGTAGTAATGGATCCTACAGAACCAGTTAAACTACTTGGAGCTGTTAACCCAATAGTCATCTCTGTTACGGTTATAGATCCTACAGAAGAAGTTGCTCCTACTCCGGTTGGGTCTACCAATTGAGTATCGTCGGCTGTTAAAGCTCCTACAGAAGAAGTTGCTTCTACTCCAGTTAATCCCATTACATCAGCTGGTGTAATAGCACCTACTGCAGAAGTTGCTCCAATTCCTGTTAACGGAGTTCCAATTTGTGGATCTACATCACCAACAGAAGATGTTGCTCCTACGCCAGTTAATCCCATTACATCGGCAGGAGAAATAGAACCTACTGATGAAGTAGCATCAACACCTGTTAATCCCATTACATCCGCAGGAGAAATAGAACCTACTGATGAAGTAGCACTTAATCCGGATACCTGAACTAATTTATTAAATGAATCTCCCCATGGCTCTTCGCCCCAGCCATTTCTACCCCAACCAACTAATGTTCCTGCATTATCAAAATCACCAACATTAGATGTTAAAGTTGATGGTGCTGTTAAAGCAGCAATAGAAGTTAGTTCTAAAGTTAATGATCCTAGTGAAGATGTTAAAGTGGAAGGAGCAGTTAAATCTGCTGTTATATATTGAGCAGCTTCAACACTACCAACACTCGATGTTGCACCTATTCCTGATAATCCAACTGAATATTCTACACCCCAACCAGAGTTGCCCCATTGTTGTCTACCCCAACCTTCCTCAGGGAAAGCTGAAACCGAACCTACATTAGATGTTAATGTAGATGGTGCTGTTAATGATTGTGTGATGGTATTAGATTGCCAGGCATTTTCACCCCAGGCTACTAAAGGATCATCACCGCCCCAGATTGATGCCATAAGGAATTCCTCCTTATGCTATTCGGACAATCGCTGTTGTTGCTGCTGCCGCTGGAAACTGAACTGTAAAAGTTCCACTAGAAACAGTTTTATCTCCACCAAAAGCTACTGCACAAACTGCTGCATCTGTTGAATGTGAATCGTTAAAAATCAAACATCCATTAGCTGTGAAAGAAGCTGATGTCCAAGAAACGTCAGAAAAATCACACACTGCAGTTGAAGAGTCTAATGCTGGAGTAACACTTGTTAATGCTTTTCCTTTAGCTGAATAAGCTGATCCTGAAGTGTTAGTTATTTCGTTAGTGCTTGCATAAGCAGTTGTCGAAGCCCCTAAAGTTGCAGAACTTGTGTATAAAGCTAAATTAAAAGTATTTCCAGTTGTTGCTGTAAAATTATGTTCAGCTTTAAGAATCTCTACTTTAAAACTGTTACAAATTGCCGATGTTATTGCCATAATTTATCTCCTAATTATTGATTCGCAGATTCAATTGGTATACGAACAGTGCCATCCGTATAATCATCTCTTCTACGTCTCCCAATTTGCACACTTGCAAATTTAGTTAGTTCTTGTTTATATTTATTTTCATATAATGTCAACATATCCATTGGACCTTTTAAGAATCCATATGCCTCTACTAAACAAGCATATAAAAGCAATTGAGGGTAATTAAGACTAATATAATTAGTTTCATTTCCTGACTCTAAAGTAGCTGGTATTATATTTCCATGTATATTTATTAAATAATTGGCATCAGGAGTAGGAGCCATTATAATATTGCCTGATGTAGTAGAACTAAGTCCAGTCGCTCCTCCAAACATAGCATAATATTTAGGTAATGCAGTCACATCTTGACCTGTTGAACCTCCAGATGGTCCTGTTAATTGTCCTACGTATTCATTTATAAAAGTTCTATCTCTTTTTTGAAGCCAAGTTGCTGGACCTGTTCTTGAAGAAGTAGAATTAAAAACTTCCACACCTCTTACAAAAACCATTCCTGCTGGTACTCTGACTGTATTAGTATCAGCTGCTAATGTTCCTTGATACTCAACTCTATCAGAATCAACAGGAACATCACTAAATATTCTTTGTTGAGCATTTAAAATAAAATTTTCTAATATAGCAGTAGTAAATACAGTGTCATCGACTTCTGTATAATTTCTTATCATTGTAACTAAGGTAGTATAACTAATTCCAGACATTATTAACCCCTATCATTAACGGGTCCAATTGTACATAGAAAACCGCCCCCTGTAGCTGTACTACTTGCATTTGATACAAGAGGTACTGTTAAAGAATTATATTGAGTTTCTGTAGATGGTTGACCCACTGTATTAACCGTAGTTCCTACTGCAGTGGCTAAATATGATCCAAATACCTTTGCTCCTGTACTATGACTTCCAGCTGTTGTGTTTGTTAAAGTAACTCCTTTATATGGAGCTGCTGTGCCTCGTGTACATCCAGTTAAATCATTACTTGATTTTCCAGTATATTTAATAGTTTCATTAAAATATTGTCCATAAGTAGAGGAACTAGAATCTTGATCTACTTTTTCTATAACAATATATCCTGCTGTTGGAAATTCACTTGCGTCAGTTAAAGTAATAGTAGTCGCAGAAGAAGAGATACTTCCATTTAAAGTTGTTTCTAATTCTAACGTTGTGATAGCAACTCCTCCTACCTGACTTTTAACATCTCTAAATCTAACATAAGTTGTTCCAGCATTAAAACCATTACTTGGAAATGAAACACTTAAAGTTCCAGATGCTGCTGTTGTTGTAAATGGATCATCTGGTAAAATATCCTCAACCGGAAATTCTGTTCGAGGAGGTTTAGCATGTTGTAATGCTTGTGGATCTGCTCCATGTGGTCTTGGAGAAATTTGTGGTTGTTTAGGTTCATATTCAGAAGTATGTACCCAGGCACCATTCCATTCTTGAACCATTTCTCTATATGGAAATGCAGCTCCAGAACGATCTGAAATCATTAATGAATATCTACCTTTAGAAAATTTTCCCATTATTCTTTAAACCCTTTATGTTTTAACCATGCTTTCACTTCCTTATCTGGTGCTGAAGAAACTGCAGAATAAGTATCTACATCCATAATATGTTGATCACTCTTGACTTCACCTATTCCTTTTATTTTTATTTTTTTATTTTGAAGTTTTTTTGGAAGTCTTCGATTTCTGCTTTTTCTTATAGTATCTAATACTTGATCTTTTCTTCCAGCCGCAGTTTTAGCCATTATTTTTTTAACAGCTCCCATTCCTTTAGTTAATAATGTCATTATCTCCAACCTTTCTTAGCAATTTTAGGAAAACCTCTAATTAAACCACCGTGTCTCATACCAGGTAATTTTTCTTGTACTCTAACAGGGCCTTTTCCTTCTTTTTTTCTAAACCATTTTTCAATGCTTTCCCCTGCTTCTTTTAATTTTTTCTTTTCTACTCCAGAAGAACCACTGCCTCTATGAAGTGGATAAGACCCTAATTCATCAACATGATAATAAGGACTTTTTGGATCAAGTTCCCACTTTTGTTTTCCAGGTCCTGGTTTAACTTCCAAAGGAAATAATTTTTTACGCTTACTTTTTATTTTAGGTTTAATTATTTCTTTTATAATTTTTAGTTTAGCCATTATATATTTGGATAATAAGTTTTCGGTGTAATGTACGTACTCGCCGCTGATCCATCCTCCGCTAGTGCTCTTGCTAATTCATCTTCATAATATAATTTTAATTCTTGTGTTCTTTGTGGTGCAAATTTTTGAGATAAATAAAAAGCTAATCCTGCAACCATACAAGGAACAAATCTATAAGGAGCATCAGTTGCATTTGTATAAGCTCCTGCATCTTGAATTCTTTTAACAAAGTAAATATGCATATCTTTAGAAGCAGCAGTTGAATCTGGTGTTGGGTAAATGGTTACCGTAACTTTGTCCACGAATCTTTGAACCCAGAATTGACTAGGTGTTCCTTTAGTTAATTTATTAGATAAAGCTGCATAAGTTGATCTTGCAACTTTTGTCATAGGTAAATCTGTCTGAGAAGTTGAAGTTCTATCTGTTCTGTATTGAGCAGATAAAATATCTGATAATCCGTAAGTAGAAGCACCAGATGTTCCACCTACTGTAACAGAAGATGTTCCATCACCTGATGATCTATAAAAAGTATATTCTGCTTGACCTTCAATTAAATCAATATTGGTATCACCCACTTCCCAAAAGTGAATTCCTCTATTACCCCATTCTTGAAATAGAATATTTAAAGATCGTCTAGCGCTATGTAATTGATGTCCTGCAGATCCTACAAGACCAATACGTTCATATGCTTCTGCAATAATGTCATCAATTGCAAAATTTTTTTCAAATGTATAAGAGCTTGACGTTGTATTTGCCATTTATGCTCCTATCCATAGTAAGCTACAAAATGATCACAATTAGTTAATACCACATAACATCCAGTAGTAAATCTTACGCCATTTCCACCAAAATTAAAATTAAGGTTTTCATTAGCAGCAGTACATCCTTTAAGATGAACTACTATGTCTCCAGATGCTGCGGTACCATCATATATTTTTATGTCTGCATCAGCTGCACTTGCTTGAGCATTAAGACTAACTAGCCTTACTGGTCCAAGATTTGCTGCTGACCCAGCAATATATCCTTGTAATTGTCCTGTAGAAGTTAAAGCTACTGAAGCTTTAACACTCGATACCATTGTTCCCATATTTTTTCTCCTTAAAAAGATGCTCCCGAAGGAGCATCTTTAATTATCTATTAAGACTCTTTAGCCCAAACACCTTGAGCGTCAACTACTTGCCATGCAGTAGTTCCGTCCAAAGATGCAATGGTAACATAGTCTCCAACTTTAGATGTGCTTTGAGTATTAATCAAATCTTTATCATCTGTAGATGATCCTTTGTAAGTAATACCATCACTAGCATTAGGACTAATAGTTAAATTATTAGTACCATCCTCAGCCGTATTGACGAATGTAAATACATTCCCTATCGCAATTGCTGGTAGGGTAAATACTACATCCTTAGTTTTTGACAAAAGAGTTTTTCCTGAATCAGTAGAAATAACGACAGTATAATTGGATGCTTTTTCTTCAATGTTAAATCCACTTACACTACCTTCGTTTTTCTTACCTTGTAAAACAGGTCCTCTAAACAATGTTGTTGCCATAATTGTATCCTCCTAGTTTTCCGAATACTGTCTCTAGGCCGTCGACTATACTCGTCAGTATTCTAATTAATTGTATAGTGATTAGTTTATATAGTAGATTTGAATTGAGTGCAAGCGATCCCTCAAGAAATGCGCGATTTCAGCGATGTGGCGTTATTTAAGTTGCCACAGAAACTTCGGGGGCAGAATTAATAATTGCAAGTTCTCTATCTGCAATTTTTCGTTCCTCGGCTTTAATCTCATTGATAACTTCTTTGATAGCATTATCAATTTTGACCATATCAAGAGTATATTTACCGTGTTGTTCATACTCAAGCTGCCACCTCAACTCCAAGGACCGTTTTTGTTTGTACAGGTCTTGTACCATCTATAACCTCCTCATAGGTTATTCTGTTAGGAGTGTTCGAAAACATTCCCGTTGATTCCCACTTTATACTCTTTTCTCCAATTTTGTCAAGGATAGATTTCTCAATAGATTGAGCATTATCTTCAGCTTCTACTTCAAAAGTAGAAGTATGATCATAAGCCCATATTTTTACTAGGAATTTCTTCATTTTCTCACCTTATTTTGAAAATGTGGCGGAACTATGTTCCGCCACATAATTAGTTTAGATTACGCACCTTCAACGCCAAAGATACCTCTAAAGTCAGAACATCCGAAGACGTATCTTTCTCTAGCTTTGTATCTAACGTTACCAGTATCAAAATCACCTTCCATTGAAGTTGTCAATGGAGTTCTTTCAAAGTGTTTCATACCGTTTGGAACGTCCGTAATGATGTACCATGAATCAGAATCATTTAAGAAATGGTTCACTCTGTATCCTTGAGGAATCATCCCCATAGATACGATTGCATTAACATCATTGTCTGCTGTTTGAGTTCTACCTTGAGACTTCATAAGTCTTTCAGCTTGGAACTGATTAGCAGATGGAACTATCATCTTAACGCCTTTAGCAGCGATTTTTAAACCTCTTTCATCAGTCATCGCAGCGATATCGATTAGCGATTGTTCTAATGAAGTTTCGTTTAAGTCAGCCTGCGTAGACAAAGTGTTCGCACAAGCCCCAGCAATTGTGCTGTGATTTGTTGAGAACAATGAAACGGTGTCACCAGTTTTATAAGTAGCTACCGAAGGTAGACCATTATTTAATGGGACAGCCGCTTTTACTTGTTTAGCGTTTGACATAGATCTTGCTAGTGCTTTTGTATATCTAGAAGCTAATCTATCGTAGAGGTTATCTTCGATAGCTTCTTCTGTGATTGCGAAAGCAAGCGCGATCGTTTCCATTGTGTAACGAGCAGTGTAAGTCTCTTGTGCTGTATCATAAGATACGCCTTGACCTTCTGCTTTTACATCAGCGTTTGCGAATCCAGACAACATTACTTCCTCTTCGAAAGCTCTGTCGCTTGATTCTGTTACGTATATTTCGGCAGACTCATTGTCATACCGTTTGTACTCCAGCCCAAATAGTGCATTTAGGCCTGGTTCTAGTTCTTTAACTAGCTGTGCTCTTGATATTGCCATTGTCTATATGCTCCTATTATTGCCAAGTAATACCAGCTGTACCAGTGTTTTGTAAGTATTGGTTAAGGTTGTGAGCAACTACAACTGAAGTATAAGCCGCAGTCATATCTTTGTTCTCAGGGTCCTCAGCCGTTCTTATTAAACGCCACTGATTTGCTGTATTACTTACAGTGCCGGTTGTTAGCGTTGAACTAGATTGACCAGAAATTTCTGATCCAGCAGCTGTCACAGTTACGCCATATGTTTTACCATATCCCGCTTGTGTTACTGCACCATCCGTTGCACAAACAAAAAGTTGGAACGGATTATCTAAAACGAACGCTGTCAAGTCTTCACTGTTCGCTGGAGTAATAGGTTGGTTGTACCAGTTCGACCACGTCGGCTTCAAAGTTGTCGCCGCATTGTAGAAGATACCGTTTAACACACCTATACTTAGGTTGGTAATAGCTGCTTGCGCAGTTTTGATGTATCCCACTTTGCTCTGTACTACAGAACCTTGGAATAGATCAGCATTGTACGCAGCATCTATATAGTATTTGCCTTGTCCCTGAGTAGACGGTGTTGAACCGATCGTACCTACTGGGATCAAACCAAATCCTGCTGTGTTACTATTTGCCATAGTTATTACTCCTTATGTCTATATTGCTATAGACGGGTTAATTTAATCGATAGTAGGGAATTGGTTGTTATCCCGAGAATAGTTAAAAAATTAACTTTTCTTTGTACCACCGAAGGTTACACGAGACTGTCGATCGATGTCGATCGGCATACTCTTATGTTGCTCCCTAAGCAAGTCGGTTTCAACTGACTGGTCGGCTGAATCAGAAAGTTTTTTCTGATAGTCAACTCTAGCCTTCGCGAGTTCTTCGGGTATCCTAGCCAACAATAGGCCTCCTACTCCAATGATCCCCTTATATTTGCCGTCTGCCACAACTGGATAATCTGAGTCAGAATATTCATCAGCTCTCACTAATTCATATCCTTCTCTTAATCGACCGTAAATATTTTTACTGTCAATGAATCCTACGGATTCTGCTCTTATCCATCTGTGCCTGAATCCATCAGGTGCAGGGGGTGCATCTAGAGAAGATGGTGGCTTGTACTCTTTTGGTCTTTCAGTGTTTAACCGAGTATCAGCCGCACGAGAAGTTGTTTTTTTATCTTTTGTCATATGCTTATGCCTCCTTCGTGAGTTTTAATTGTTTTGCATATTCTTCGAGTGGCACATTCAATTTTTTAGCTATTGCTACTTGAGATGATGTGAGTCTCATTTGTTTGCGACCAGTTTTTGCACTTCGTGTTGCAGAAGCCACCGACTGAACGGGTCTAGTCGTTTGTATGTCTCCACTATTATCAAATTTACTTGGAAAGTCAACTCTTATACGCTTGTCAATTTCCTCATAGTATTCATTTGTTTTAGGATCATAACCTTCTTTTTCCACTAGATCTTTGTGAATCTCGAACGCTGTAAACGTCATAGCTCGGTTAGTTCCGAACCATTTGTTTCTAGCAGCCCAATCTTCAGCCATAGGATCAGCTTCAGGTAATGATTGTGGAGTTCTTTCTGGTAGTTTTCCACCGTCAGAAAGCTGTGCAGGTTTCTCTTCCTGTACAACTCTTTGTTGTTGTATTTTCGCATTTTCGAACGCTAGTTCGGCAATACGTTTATTTGCTTCGACTTGAGCAGCTGCATCACCTGATTCAATGGCTTGCGCTAAACTTTTCTGCGCAGATTCCATTCCAGTTTTTACATGCTCCTCAACTTTCTTACTATAATCAGAATCAATTTTTTGAAATCTTTCCTGATCAAGTTTTCTTTTTTGTTCTAATGCAGAGGCATACTCTACAGCAGCTGCTTCTCTACGTTCTGCTTCTCTCATCTTACGAGTCAATTTAGCAATACGTGATTGAACACCTTTACTGTAATCCTCTAACTTAGAGTCTTCTTGTTTTTGTTCCTTTTTTATTTCTTTTACTGTTTCTTCTTTTTGTGTTTCTTCTTTTTGTGTTTCTTGTTCCGTGGTTTCCTCTTGAGGAGCTTCTGTTTCAATAACAGCTTCATCCTTTTTTTCTTCAATAGTTACTTCCGCACCGGGACCCGATGTGTCAATATCTACTGTTTTCTTTTCTTCTTCTGGCATAGTTTTTCTCCTTCTATGTTTAGTATTTATGCAAGATATCCTCTGGATTCTTGACAGTTGCTAAAATTTCATCTTCATTTAACAACCTTACTTCTCCACCTTCAATATTTATTCGTGATCCGGCATAACGAGCAAAGACCACCCAGTCACCAATCTTGCACCATGGACCTGTTGGATATCTCTCTTTATCCTTATAACATTCTGATCCCATCGCTAATACGTTTCCGCATTGTGATGCAACTTGTTGACGTTCTAATGTTGATTCATTTATAATAACTCCACCTTTAGTTTTTTCATTCATTTTAAAAGGTAGGACTAAAATTCTCCAACCTGTTGGTTGAGGAAGTTTATCTTTTTCGTTTGTAACTGTTTTCTGTTCTTCTGATTTTTTTAATCCAACTAATTCTTTTTTAGGTGTTAGGATTTTTGGGCTTGCTGCCGTTGATGTTAATGACTGTCCCTGTATTTTCATTTTGCTCCTTATCGTCTAGCAGGTTAGAGATTTCCTGTTTAGTTGCCTCTAGGGCGTTAATTTGTCCTATAATATACTTATATGTTTCCATATTGTCAACCCCTCCGGACGTTACAGAGATTGCTAATTGCTGTATTCGGTTATTAAGTGCTCTTTTTAATTTATAAATTACGTTTTCTAAATCAGCCATATTATATAACCCCAATTGCTCTTAAACAATCAGGACAAGTCTTTCTAAATCTTATATGAGAACCACAGTGTTGAACTGTTGATTCTTCTTTCTTTTCTTCTGCAGAAGATTCTTCTACAAAAGCTTCTTCTTTTTTACTTCCAAATAGGAAGTTCCATATTTTCTTTAAAATTTCCATTACTTAATTTGACACCCTACTTTTTTGCCTTTAAGAACTGCACCACCAGAACTATAGCCTCTGTTTAATTCTCCAATAACTCTTCTTTTCTCAGCTCTATCTGCTGCATCAGGGTGTCTTCTTGCATCGATACGACCCATTTCTTCTAGTAAGTTAGCTCTTCCACCTATGTTAAATTTACGCGCATCTTTTCCGCCACCAGGATTTTTATCAAAATATCCTTTTCGTGTTGCAATTTTTTTCATAAGTTCAGTTGCTTTTCTTAGTGTTGAACTGTTGATTCTTTTTCCCATTATGATTTCCTTTTCTTAGCCATTTTCTTAAATGTCTTTGCTAAAGCTTTTGCTCTTCCAGTGCAACCTTTTTTTGTAATAGGTGTACACTTTCCTTTAGTTCCACGTTTCTTGATTGATTTATTTACTGATTGTATCCAGTTCTTTGCTGATTTACCTTTTTTTAAACCAACTCTTCCACCGGATCTATATCCATGAATAGGAATTCCTCCAGTAGGATAGCCATCTCTATTATGACCTAAAGCTGGTCTATAACCAGATGCTGGACTTGTACTGTGTTGTAAAGTCAAAGATGTTTGTCCAGAGTTTGGTGATCTAAAAAATCTCATTATTTTGCCTTTGGAAAATATTGTTTACCGATTCGTTTAGTCCAACCAGTTTCTCTTAGTTTTTTAAGTTCTTTTGTTCCTTCTTTAATTTTCTTTTCGGCACCCGCTATTTTATCTATAGTTTTAACTTTACTCCAAGTCTTAACTGTTTGAGCTCTTTTTTGTAAATTTTTTCCTGATGCATCAATGTACCAAGGCACTTTACCTGTTCCAGGTTTAACGCCTACAATAGTTCCAGTTTTATCTTTAATAAAATTAGATTTAGATTTAGGTTTGAGCTTGCCTTTAAGGATCGCTCCCATTCCTTTAGTTATTATACCCATAAGTCCTACTTATTAACTTTGTTCTTACGTCCGAACTTAGCTTTTCTTTTACCCCAAGCTCCATAAGATTCATCTCTACGATCTTTCATAGATTGTTTCTTAGTAGATTCTTTTCCAGTTCTCATACCTAGAGATTCATCTTCTCTAGCTTTGTATCCCTGCTTGAATTTTTTTCTTCCAGCAGATTTACTACTTTTGTATGGGAATCTAGATTTATAAGGTCTTGTTCCAAAATCGTTTCTCATATTTTCTCCTTAGTTATTTATATTATTTTTATTATTTAGTGTCCACCTTATTTTTTACCATTCCTGAAGATCTGAGTTCCCTTTATCCCAAAAATGCTCGCAACGACCAAAATCCACAAATTTGTGAACCATGACGGTAACGACTGGAAATATTCGAAGAAAAGTTTTACCTTCTCCATTGCCGACGGATCGTCCGACATGACTGCCCACATTAACACAATGATGGGCGCCGAAATAATCACGAGGACAAATTCGTCCTTGTAGTCTGATTGACGGGCTTCTAAAAGTTTACCCTGGTAAGCTTCCTCACCACGAGCTTGACGCTCTGCGTGTAAAAGTTGTGCATCAGACATAGCAACTTTTGCTTTTTGTCTATTAGCATAAATTTTACCACCTGCCTGTAAAGCAAGTTTTGCTAGAGTAAACCAAGCCATAGATTAGTACCAAGTTGCTGTTTGTTTTCTAGCTTTTGTACTAGAGCCTTTGCCACCTGTACTTCTAACAGTTACTTTATCTCCTTGAGCAATATAATTTCTTCCTCTAATACTTGTTTTAGATCTTGGATCTAAATGAATATTTTGAGAAGGAATAGAAATATTATTGCCACCTTTAAGATAACCGTCTTTATTAGTGAACATTGACTGATTGTATCCTTTGCCTTCTTTAGCCATATTTTTCTCCTAGGTTTGATATATACTAAGATTTAGGACCTTTCAAGGTCTTTACATCTTTAGCCTTCATTTTGTCTGAAGTCAGTTTAACATCAGCAGATATCAATGATTTCTCAATAGCTGTATCTGCTCTCAATTGAGCTAAGTCTTCGTTCTGCTCCAGTTTATCATCAGTAATCTGTCTATTCTGAACCATCTTAGCTTTATCTAAATTAATTCTTGCATCTGTTTCTTGTTGTTTACGTTCACTCTCCATAGCTTTAAGATCTACTTCTCTTTGTTTTAATTTAAGTAATGGATCATGATCGAATTGAGATGTAATTGTTTTTTCTTCTTTTAAGAACTCTTCAGTCATATCTGCAATCAATACAGCTTTTCTAGCTTCTATCTTCTGAGATATTTGAGCTAGTTGTTGTTGCATTTGTGGATTTTGCACAGCTGCTTGTTGCATTTGTGGCAACATTTGAAATTCTTGTGCAAATTCTAATTGTACTTGTTCTTGTGCCATCAATGATATGTGCTCCATAATATTTTTTTCTAATGCGGCAGTAATGCTAGGATTGTTTCTAACAAAGTTACTAGCCATAAAATTTAAGTGAGCAGTTATGTGTGCTCTATGATCTTGACCTGGAAATGCTTGGAAAGGTTTCATAGCCATTGCATCAATATGTTCAATCGCTGGATCTTTAGGTTGATTTGGTGGAGGAGGTGGTAATATTCTATCAATATCCTTTACACCTAATGCTTCATACATTTTTCTATAGCACATATATAAATTGTGCATTTGTGGATTAGACATAGCTAATTGTAATTCAGCTTGTGCTAATGAAATTCTTTGTGACATTGAAAATATATTTGGATCAGCAACAGGTAGAATATCTACTCTGTCATCAAAATCTTGAACTTTAATATTTCTTTGTCCGCCTACTACATCATATGGATATTCAGGTGGTAAATAAGTTTTAAAGATATTAGCAAGTAATTTAAATTCTTGCTTTAACGATACATACAGTCTTTTATGGATTGCTGACATTACCCGTGAGCCACGCTCTAATAGGGCTACAGTCGTACCAACAGCTGCTGATTGGTTCCCGTCACCGACTTGCATGTCAGCAATCGACGCGAACCTTTGTCCTGCCTGAACGACAATTCCCATCAATTGCAATAATGTAGCAGAAGGTTCTTTGTACGGTAAGAATACAAATGCATCCTTTAAGTTTCCTCCTGGTGTATCTACATCTTTAAATTCACCTGGTTGTATGTTTGCAGCATCATCTTTTACTCTGACACCTCTTTGTTTAAATCCTGCCGGAAGATTTGATAATGTTCCCGCGTCTAACAATTGACGGAGAGCCGCAGTTGCAGTACGGCTCAATCCGCCAATCATATGAATGAGTCCAAGGCCATAAAATCCAAGTCCTGGCAGAAATTTGAAATGGACGAAATATTGGATCTTATTTTTCTTTGGATCATTGGGCGCGAAGTTTCGTCTTATCGACAAAACTTTCCGACTACCTTGCTCGATTGTAACGATGTAAGGTAATTTTATTCCTGTTGGTTCGCCATCGGGACCAACGTCTTCGAAACCTTCTAAATCAAGGTCTACGTGGAATTCTAGTAATGTATATAAAGGTTCAACTCTTTGTGATTTAGTCATACCTTCTAATTCTCTTTCTTTTTTCTTTAATTCATTTGTAGTTACATCTTGTGGTTTATTTAATTCTATATCAGAATAAAAGCCATTTACTTGTTGTTTACGTAAATCATTTTCGGACATTTTAATTACATGACAAACTGAAGTTGCATCTTGTAAAGATGTTGCAGTGTATGGCACAATTAAATCATCAGCTGGAACAAATTTAGAAACAGCTCTTCCTAATAATTCATCATAATAAACTTTTTTAAATGTAGAACCTGCAAGTGGTAAATAAAATAACATTTGATCAAACTCAGGTTCATATTCTTTCATCTGATCCATGAGTTGATAGTTCATGAAATCTTTAACACGTTGCGACTGTTGTTCTTTCTGGGGATTCGATGCTCCCATGATTTGAGTTCTTACTGGTCCATCAGCTGGGAGTAACTCTTTATAAGCGAGCGCCTGAAACTGAGTAACAGCTTCAGCAAGTACCGGGTGAGTCGCCCCCGACGCGCCTTGGAAAGGTTCGGTTCTATTTTCATATTTGAATCCTAACAGATCTAAGCCCACAGTGTAAGCTCTTTCCCAATCTGAACGTGAAGCTTTATATTCTCTATAATCTCCCTCAAGCCTATTGGCTATTGGATCAGTAACATCATCTGGTAATAAATCATTTAAGTTTGCAAAGTGATCACCCTCTTCTGGAAGAGGCATTGCATTTGGATCAAAATCAATTGTAGCCCCTTCTTCGTCTTCTATAACTTCAACGGGACCTTTTCCTAATTCCTCCGCAACATCAACTTCTGCTATCGTTTCTTCTTCGATATCTTCTGGTCGTTTAATGTTTGGGAGACCTTTATCTATTTCTGCCATTTAAATTCTCCTGCTTCTTCTTATCTTGTTTTTTAGGTTTAATCAACCCTTGCGAACTAGGTCCTCTTAATGGGGGTATTTCCTTCCATTTAACGTGCTTCATGTTTTTAACTAATGTTGGGTTTTTTACCATTTCTTTTTTAAACTCGCTATTCCGCCTTGTGAATAATATCTTTCATAGTAAGGCTCCATCTGCCCCTCAGTCATCGTATTGCCGGTAACAGGATGATAGTTTTGTTTTATAATATTTAAATCTTTAGCTCTTTGTTCTATCTCTTCAGCACTCATAGCAGAAAGTTGTGCTTGTTCAGAAGTTGGATCCCAAATATCTCCAAAAACACCTGGAAGTTTTCTTAAACCCCTTACAACGGGTCTTAACACATCACTAGTCTCCATTAAATTTTGTGGAAGGTAAGTTCTCCAATCAGAAACAGCTTCCCACAGTGGACTTCCAATTGAACCCATTTCAGGGTTAACTCTATGTTTTCTTCCTTTGTCTAACAAAGCATCATCTACATTTTTATTATATTCTTTTCGTGCAACATATCCCACTGTATCTTGATAGTTACTAATAATATTTTGGGCATTATCTTTACTCCAAAAATTAGTTACATTATCATTAAATTGTTTTTCTAATTTAGGTATTAATAATTCCTGCGCTGCAATTCTTTTTTGCAAGTCCGCTAAGTTATCATCAATTAAAGTTGGATCACCAGATTCTAAATAATTCTTTAAATTTTCTAAATGTTCTTTTTCTTTAGTTAACATTTTTTCTAAATCTATAATACTTTTAACTTCAGCTAAATTTTCTGAATTATGTCCTAATTCTTTTCCCGCAGTTTGAAAATCTTCCCACTGTTTTCTTTGTCCGCCTTTATAAATTCCTAGTGTTGCATTTTCTAATGCTGTTTGAAATGCAGTATCTGTATCCATTCCATTATCTAAGTTATTTAAAAAGTCTGCACCAATAAAGGCTGCTTCAAATTCAGCTCCTACTTTTCTAAGCCCGCTTCCTACTTTTCTTAAATTTTTACTTTTTAATAAATCATCAAATCCTCCAGCACCCATAAAAGAAACACCCGTACTTCCACTGTTAATTAATCTTTGATTTCTTACAAATTCGGTAAAGTTTGCATCTCCTCTAGAAAATATTTTAGCTACAAGATCTGTATCTACTTTAGCAATATCAAAATTCAAATTATCCAAACCTGCTTTTTTTAATAGTTCTGGATTTAATTTTTTAGCTTTTCCTGAAATCTGGTTTTGAGCAACCAAATTATTATAAATCATTTGTTTCATGTCACCACTCAAATACGGATTGTTTCCTAGATTTATCATATTGTCTGAAACTTTACCTACAGGTAAACCAATTCCTGTCGATATTTCATCAATAACTTTCATTAATTCCTTACCTGTTAAATTTGAAGGATTTTTAAATCTTAAATTTTGGTTAGTGGGTTTTACAATATTATCTCCAAATTTATATGCATCTGCATAAGCAATATCTATTTTATTTTTTAATCCCATGTTTAAAGCTTGACTAATTGCTTGATAATTTGCTTTAAGAGGTTTTGCCCCTAATTTAGTATCTTGAATGGCATCAATTAACGTTACTGGAATAGTGTGGTCTAAATTTAAGATAATTCCGTTATCAGCTAATTCTTTAGTTAATTTATAAAAGTCATTAACCCTTCCTTTCATTTTATTATACATTTTAGTATTTGGATGGGTACCATCTACACCAAACACAAGTTCTATCATTGCAGTAGCATTTCTTTGATTAGTTTTTCGTGAAACTCCTTCTATCTTTTTAAGAAGTCCATCATCTCCCACTAATTCGTCAAATTCTTTTAGCGTACTACCTAGATAGCTATTTTTAATTTTTCCACCTCTAAGTTTACTTCTGTCATGATAAGCTTTTTTAAATAAAAAACTGACGGTATCTTGAAACTCGTCTTCAGTAATATTTAATAATTTTTTAAAATCTTCTTTTTTAGTAGTTCCTTTTTTAAGAAGGTCCATAAAATCTATATTAACCTGCTTGATTCCTACGTGGCTTTTAGCTGCTGCAACTGATCTTACAGCTTGTTTTGCTCCTTTTATTTTACCAAAAGCATCTTGTAAATCTTTAACACTTCTGCCTGTAATTCTAGATAAATCATTTAATGCATCTACATCACCTTTAATTGCTTTTGATACGTGTTTAGAGTACCAGTCGTTAGGAATCTTTC